CAGGGAAACTCCATTTAAAAAAGTTAACTTACCTAAAGATGTTGAAAACCCAAACTCAAACTTTGAGGAATTATTAGCGTCAAAACGTTATCAAGAAATTGTAAACAACATAAGACACTACACTGGTCTACCTAGATTGACACCAGATCAAGGGACAATAGATACTTTAAAGAATACAATGGGTTCGGCATATGGTAGAGTAGCGCAAATCGAATCTAGACACAAAAGACGCTTAGAACAACTAGCTATTGAATTAGTTATGAAAGAGATGGGTGTTGAAGAGGGTGATATTGTTTATGAAGCAACATTACAAAAACCAAACTCTGAAGGATTTAAGGAAACTCCACCTGAAGATATGGAGCCAGAAGAAATTGAACTTGAAAAAGAATTATATGATGAGTTGGAAGATCTAACTCTAGAAAGAGCTAAAAGAAGGTTGATTAACGCTATGATGGCGGGATCATCATCTAAAGGTCACTACATGTATCATTATGCCACAGATAAACTTATTGAAATAACTGGAGATAGAAATATTATTGGTTTATATGGCACCTTAATGTCATCTGCAGAAGCAGTGTTATGGCAAATGGGTAATCAAGATTTAGGAATGGGTGGCGGTGGCGGTGCGCCAGAAGCTGGTGGTAAAGAAACGGTTTTTCCAAACGAAAACCCACCTAGAGTTGTTGCCACAGCAATTGTTTTTCCAATACTTGTTCATGAACTAATGAAAGGTACTTTAGAAGTTGTCGCAGCATTACATGGACAACCGAGAGATAAAGAAATGGCTAGCAAGGTTATCGAATTAGAAGATACTTTACAAAAAGAAATTTGGGATCTAAGATTAGGTCCAGCTATTTGGGATATTTTAAGAGATTCGTTTCCTGAAGAAGTTACTACAGATGAAGATAAGTCTGGAATGCAATTAATATTTTTCCAAACAATTGTTTCTAAACCAGCTAAACAATTTTTAGTATTCATGAAAGAAGTTTTATCGAATACACAATCTGGTAAAAGATTAATGAAGATGTTATATGATATTATTAATAGTGAAATTAATGATTATGATTATAAGGTAGCAATGCAGGAATTTGACGAAGAATTAAATAAAAAATCTGATGAAATAGATCCAGATGAGTTTAACGACTTTTTGGGTGGTTTAGGAATAGGGTTATCTGATAACTAATTTTTCATCTTTTAAAAAATAGTAAAAGTGGTCCCAAAGACCACTTTTTTAATATTTATATATATGAGTCAAAAAATAGAACAATTAAAAGAGTACGCACGTATCATAAAAGATACTCCATATGCGCTTAAGACATATCTTCAGACGTTTGACAACACACAAAAAAGATTCGTACCATTAGAGTTATTTCCAGATCAAATACAATTGTTAAAAGATTACGAATCTTATAATGAAAATATTACTAGAAAATATCGACAGGCTGGTGTTACAACAGTAACAGCCGCTTGGTTATCTAAAAAATTACAATTAGCGAAACCAGAAAATCCTGAGAGAGTTTTGATCATCGCTAACAAGCGAGATACCGCAATTGAAATGGCTAACAAAGTTAGAACGTTTTTAGATCAATGGCCTGACTGGATTAATGTGGGGTTTTCTGCAGATAAAAATTCTGAAAGTAGATATCGATTAAATAATGGTTGTGAGGTTAAAGCTGTTGCAACATCTGCGGATGCACTACGTGGTTATACACCAACCATATTAGTATTTGATGAGGCCGCGTATATTGAGGCTGGAGACGACTTTTGGGCGGCGTCTATGGCGTCATTGTCAACCGGGGGTAAGATTATACTTATCTCAACACCAAATGGTTTTGACCCAATATATTATGGTGTTTACGAACAAGCTATTAGAGGTATCAATGATTTTCATATAACAGATTTAAGATGGTTTAAGGACCCGCGTTATACAAAAGACCTTGTGTTTATTAAGGTCCCTGATATTGTACATTATATGCTCAATAGGGAACAGTATAATGACGACGAGGTTATTCTAAAAGATTTTGATTTAGAAAACTATGAAGAACTTCTTAACGAAGGATATCAACCATATTCTACTTGGTTTGAGTCCATGTCTAAGAAATTTAAATATGATAAAAGAAAAATAGCGCAAGAACTTGAATGCGACTTTCTTGGATCTGGAGATAGTGTAATCCCAACTGAAACTATGGAAAGGATTGCGAAAACTATGATTAAAACCCCTAAAGAAAAATATATGCAGGGAACTCTTTGGCAATGGAAAGACCCACAGGAGGGACATAGATATATTATGGGAGTGGATGTTAGTAGGGGTGATAGTGATGACTTTTCTTCTATTAGTATTATAGATTTTGATGACAGAGAACAGGTTCTTGAATATGTTGGTAAAATACCACCAGATGACTTAGCATCAATAGCTTATAAATGGGGTATTTTATATAACGCATTTATTGTTATTGATATTACCGGTGGTATGGGTGTTGCAACATCAAGAAAACTACAGGAAATGAATTATAAAGATTTATTTATTGACGGGTTTAACACTAAAAACGTTTGGGAGTATAATTCAAAAGCATTAGAAAAGATTCCTGGAATAAATTTTAACAATAAAAGAACACAAATTGTTGCTTGTTTTGAAGAACAGCTTAGACATAGTTTTATTGTTAGATCTAATAGATTATTAAATGAGTTGAATACTTTTGTGTATATAAATGGTAAGCCAAACCATATGAAAGGTGCTCATGATGACGCTATTATGGCGATTGCTATTGCAATGTATGCTGGTGACATATCTTTCACACAATTAAAAAGAAACGAACAACAGAATAAAGCGATGTTGGAATCTTGGGTTATGTCAGAAAGGACAAATGAAGCCGACACAACACATTACTCATATGGGGGTACTCTGGACCAAATAGGATCTATGTCAATTGACGGGTCATCAAATAACATGTTTGGGAGTACACCGAGTAAATCACAGTATAACCAATATTCTTGGTTATTTGGTACAAATAAAAAGGGTTGATAATGTAATAAAATTTACTTAGTTTAAGTAGAATACTATTTATACAATATGGCAAACAAAGATTTAACAATTTTTCAGAAGTTAACTAAGGTTTTTGGGTTTGAAAATTCACCAGCTGACACACAACCATCTTTTAAATTTTCAAGAGATGAGTTGTTGAAAACTGGCGATCCAGTTGAATTTGAAAAAGCTAAGTTACAAGCACAACAATCCCATTATCTTTTTGATAAATGGGCTAAATTAGATAATTCATTATATAACCAATCTGTTTATTATGAACCAACTAGATTGTCAGCTTATTATGACTATGAGTCAATGGAGTTTACTCCAGAGATTTCGGCAGCATTGGACATATATTCGGAAGAATCAACAACATTATCCGAAAAAGGACAAATATTAACAGTTTATTCTGAATCAAATAGAGTAAAAAATATCTTAACCGATCTTTTTGAAAACAAATTAGACATAAATACTAACCTACAAATGTGGGCTAGAAATTTATGTAAATATGGTGATAATTTTGTCTATTTAAAAAGTGATCCTGAACAAGGTATTATTGGGTGTCAACAATTACCAAATATTGAATTGGAGAGATGGGAAGGAGCACAAAATAGAAACCCAAACCAATCAGACATTAAAATGTCTACCCGTGAGTTACGTTTTAGTTGGAAAAATAAAGACATGGAATTCCAATCATGGGAAATTGCTCACTTCAGATTATTGGGTGACGATAGAAAATTACCTTATGGAACTTCTATGTTAGATAAGATTAGAAGAATTTGGAAACAACTTCTACTTGCTGAAGATGCGATGTTAATTTATAGAACATCAAGAGCACCAGAAAGACGTGTATTTAAAATATTCGTTGGTAATATGGATGATAAAGATATTGAACCATATGTACAACGTGTTGCTAACAAATTTAAAAGAGATACTGTGGTTGACCAAAGAAATGGTAACGTTGATATGCGTTACAATCAAATGGCGGTCGATCAAGACTTTTTCATACCTGTTAGAGATCCGGCAGCGCCTAGTCCAATTGAAACTTTAGCTGGTGCGCAAAATTTAGGAGAGATCGCGGATATTGAATACATCCAGAAAAAATTATTAGCAGCATTGCGTATTCCTAAAGCATTTTTAGGATTTGAAGAAGTTGTTGGTGATGGTAAGAATCTAGCTTTAATGGATATGCGTTTTGCTAGAACAATTAATAGAATACAAAAATCATTAATACAAGAGTTAAATAAAGTAGCTTTAATTCATTTATACCTATTAGGTTTAGAAGACGAATTAGAAAATTTTACACTAGGTTTAACAAACCCATCAGCACAATCAGATTTATTAAAGATTGAACAATGGAAAGAAAAGGTGACACTTTATAAAGATGCCACTTCAGATCAATCTCAAGTGGGTATTCTTCCTGTTTCACATACTTGGGCTAAGAAGAACATTCTTGGTATGAGTGATAATGAAGTATTACTCGATTTACAACAACAACGAATTGAAAGAGCTATGGGCTTTGAGTTATTGAATACACAGACAATTATTAAGCGTTCTGGTGTGTTTGATGAAGTTGATAGTAAATATGGTATACCAGAAGACGAAAGACAGAAAATTGAAGATCAGGGAGCTGAGGGTGACGCAGAAGGTGGAGGAATGCCACCGTCATCACCGTCACCACCATCACCACCTTCGGCTGGTGGATCTGATGGTGAGCCGTTAAGTGAAAGTAAGATTAGAAAGATTAAATCTTATTTAGGTGAAACGGAAAATATTGGGGACCTTTTTAATATGGAAAAGGCACAAAAGAATATTTATGACATAGAAAATAAATTGAAAGATATATTAAATGACTAAAAATGAATAAAATTGGGGTTGTAAAAAGTAAGATTTTAAAAAAATTAACAGAATCGTTTAGTACAAACGATAAATCTGAAATGAAAACTATCCTAAGTAAGATAGTTTCAAATAAAGATTTTAAAGAAATGTATTTGTTTTATGAAGAAATTGAAAACAAATATTTCGATAACATGGATACAGCGAAGTTGTATGTTGAAGAATTGAATTTAATTTTAAAGAATAAAGCTAAAAGTATTAGCGAGTTTTGTAAGGAGTTAAACGAAAGTCTAAAAACAATAGATGTTGACACGCACGAATTATACTCATATCTAGACCAATTATCTGAAGATGATAATTTAAGTAATTTAGATAAAAAAGTTATTGCTAAGAAAAAATTAGTTGAACATTTAACAAAAAAGAAAGATGTTAAATTAGAAGAAGGTGTTGATTATACAAATAACGAAAATTTATTGTATTCCGTTTTAGCAAATAATTTTAACGCCCTTTATTCACAGAATCTAAATGAAGAACAAAAAGAAGAATTGAAAACCATTTTATCTATGTCTGATGACGACTTAAATGGTAGTATTTCTGATTTAAAAGAAACAGTTTTATCTAAGGTTAATAATATTCTTAGTGAAGAAACTGATAGTGACTTATCCGGTAAGTTAAACAACGTTGTTCTAGAGGTTAACTCTATGGAAACATCAAAATACAACTATTATAGATTAAAGCAGTTAAAGGATGGTCTTGATTAATCAAGACTATCTTTTATCCCCTGAATATACTTAGCTTTTAATATTTCCGCTCTTTTTATCACAGACGGTTTCACAAATTCCTGTCTTTTTCTTAACTCCTGAATTTGTTTTACATCACGTACTTTATTCTTATATTGTTTTAAAGCGATTTCGATCCCTTTATTCACATCAATCATTAACATAATTAAAAATTTATTTTAGATTATTTGTTTTTTTAAGAAAAAACAAGTATATTATACTTACACCATAATATATATAAAATTATGTAAAAAGTTAATGAAAATTGGAAAATTTATTCCTTTGGGTGATTACAAGGAAATTAAAGTGGGTTATGGTACCGTAGATTTTAAAAATCTAAAAACTGTTTATATTAAATTAAACGCTTGGGTTAAACCAGATTCAGAAGAAAGTAACTTTGATAAGATCATATCAAAGTCTAGGCGTGAAATAAAGGAATTAATAAGAATATCAGATCTAAATGATTTATTCAAAAAAGAATCTATTGTTGATTTAGATATAAGAACTAAAGGAATCAAGTTAAATAAAAGATCATTTATGAATTTGGAAATAACTCTTTTTGTTGCAAAACATTTTGATGTTAAATCTATTGAAACCAAAAATATGATGAAAACCTTAACTAATAGTATGGTTGATTCGTGTTTAAAAAACGAAAGTTTATTTAATTTCAATAAAACTAAGTTATAATTTGAATTTTAGATGTATTTATACAATATATTAATATATCTAAATGAAAGTATTAGGACCTAATGAAACCGGGAAGGGAATTTTAATTGAATATGATGCTGGTCATATTTCTCCCGGTGATTTAAATAACAAAAATGTAATAACAGAAATACAAAATAAAGATACCGATCAGGACTTTATTTTGTACGCTGTTTTACAGAAATATGATACCCCAAATAAAAACGGTAGAATCTATCCTCAGAGTTTATTAAAAAGGGAAGACCAGAAGTATCAAGAAATAATGAAAAAAGGTTCAGCGCTAAACGAGCTGAATCACCCATCGTCATCACTTATTGACTTAGATAGGGTATCTCACACCATTGAAGAAACATGGTGGGATGGTAAAACCTTAATGGGTAAAATCAAACTATTAACATCACCAGGATTTAGAAAAATGGGTATCGTTAGTTGTAAGGGAGACCAAGCAGCTATGTTACTTATTAACGGAGTTACTCTAGGTATTTCATCTAGAGGTGTTGGATCGTTAAAACAAGTTAAAGGTCAAAACATCGTACAAGATGATTTTGAATTAGTTTGTTTTGACTTAGTTTCTTCACCATCAACACCTGGTGCGTATGTTTTTCAAGACATTGGCGATAAAGATAAATTTAACGAAACTATTGAAGAAAAACCTCTTGTTGACGATAGGATGAAGAAATTGATGGGTGGACTAGACAAATTTTTAAACAAATAAAATAAAAATATTAAAAATATCTCATTTCAGTATATGATAAATGAGATTTTTTTAATTATACGTATATTTATATAGAAATAAAATAACACAAATGAGTGAAAAATCAATTTTAGAACAAGCGTTACTTCAAGTTAATACACTTGAAGAAGCAGTGAAGCAAAATGCAAAAGGTATACTTTCATCAGTAATGAAGAAAGAACTAAACGATTTGCTTAAAGAATCAGAAGAAGAGGAAGAAGCAGCTGATGCTGTAGATCCTACAGAAGAGGAAGAAGATATGTCAGAACAGCCAGAATTGGATGACGAAGAGGCTGAAGATGAAGATGAAATGTCCTCGATAAATGATGAACCATCAAAAGATATTGACGGCGAAGATGAGTCTGCAGAAATGGAAGACGATGAAGACGCTGAAATGGAAGAACCAGAAATGGATGATGATTTACCATCAATGGATGGCATGGATATGCCAACCGGTGACGACGACATGTTAGACATGACAGGTGCTTCTGATGAGGAAGTTCTTAAAGTGTTTAAAGCAATGTCAGATGAAGATGGTATCGTTGTTAAAAAAGACGGTAACAACATTGAACTATCAGATGATGGGGACGAGTACATCATTAAGCTAGACGAATCTGAAGATGCTTATGATGAAACCGATGATGAAGAGGTTTCTGAAGAGTATGAAGAAGAGGAAATGGCTGAAGAAGATGAAACTGTTTACGAAATTGACCTAGGCGATGATGATGACGAAGAAGAAGCACCTGAAGAAGAAATGGGTGAAGCTGCTCGTACAAAATGGAACGCACACGGTGGTGTAAGAACTGGTTTAAAAAGTAAAAAACTTTTTGCTGCCGGCGCTAAAAATGAATCAAAATCATCAAGTGCAATTAATGAACAAGTTGAAACTTTGAAAAAACAAAACCAAGAGTATAAAAAAGCTTTAGTGTTGTTTAAAGATAAGTTAAATGAAGTCGCTGTATTCAACGCTAATTTAGCTCACGCTACAAGATTGTTCACAGAGCATTCAACAACAAAAACAGAGAAATTGGAAATTTTGAAAAGATTTGATACCGTTTCTACTATAAATGAATCAAAAAATCTTTTTACATCAATTCGCGCAGAATTAGAAACTAAAAAACCAGTTACTGAATCTATGGCGGGTAAAATTTCATCATCACCTTCTACATCATCTTCACAAGAGATGTTATCTGAGTCAAAAGCATATGAAGCACCTCAGTTTAGAAGAATGAGAGATTTAATGAGTAAATTAAAATAATAAATAAAAAAAACCAAAAAAACAAATACTAAAAAATGGGAGCATTATTAGAATCAGGTATGGTAGGTAACATCGGGTTAAAACACCTTAGAGTTATCAAAGAAGATACCATCAAAAAATGGGATGACTTAGGATTCCTAGAAGGCCTAGACGGTCACCAAAGAGATAACATCGCGCAATTGTATGAAAACCAAGCGTCACACTTAATCAACGAAGCAGCAGTTTCTGATGCTAGTGGTTCATTTGAGACAGTGGTATTCCCTATCATTCGTCGTGTGTTTTCTAAATTATTAGCAAACGATATCGTTTCAGTACAAGCAATGAACTTACCAATCGGTAAATTGTTCTACTTCGTACCTAAAATTCAAGACAGAAATGCTGGTGCACACTATCAGCCATTTGGTATGCCAGGTAACAGCGCCGCTGCTACTGACGGTTACAGTGATAGTTCAAAGAACCTTTATGATCGTTTTTACGAAGCGTCTGACGCAAACGACCAAGGTTTATTTGACTACTCAAAAGGTGCTTACACAACTGAAGAAGTTAATCCACACGCTTTTATCACATTTGATAACGGAGCAACAACAGCTACAACAGCAGCACTAAGTGGTTCATCACTTTCTAGTGTTATCGTTGTACTTTCTGGATTCACAAAAGACGGACAAGGTAAAATGGTTGGTGCTAACGGTAACATGATGGATACTGAAGAGTTCTTAGCTTCACTTCAAATTGAAGTAACTGGTAACACTACAGCAAACAACGGTGTTAAAAACTTTAACGTTGTAACTCAAAAATATGGTAAAGGTATTGTTGAGTACGGTGGAAAATCTGGTAGTGGTTTAAGTAGATATCATGATATTTGTGATGAAGAAGGTTTAATCTACCTTAACGTAGATTTAGAAAGCTATAGCACAACAAGCGGTTTTGCTGGTTCTGACTTTAGCGCTAACGACTTAGCTTTAGCTAACTTCAAAGTAACTTATAGAGCATACGAAACTTTAGAATTTGAAGATAATATCGGTGAAGTATCATTTGATTTAGCTTCTGTAACAGTTTCTGTGACTGAAAGAAAATTAAGAGCTTCTTGGTCTCCAGAATTGGCACAAGACGTTTCTGCTTTCCATAATATCGATGCTGAAGCTGAATTAACAGCTTTATTATCTGAGCAAATCGCTGCTGAGGTTGACCGTGAAATTTTACGTGACCTTAGAAAAGGTGCTGCTTGGACTGCTAAGTGGGATTACAACGAGTGGAAATACGGTGCTACTGGAAACACTCCATACATGGGTTACACTCAAAAAGACTGGAACCAAACATTGATCACTAAGATCAACCAGGTTTCTGCTCAAATCCACAAATCTACTTTGAGAGGTGGTGCTAACTGGATCGTAGTTTCTTCAGAAGTTTCTGCTGTATTCGATGATTTAGAGTACTTCCACGTATCAAACGCTAATCCAGAGCAAGATCAATACAACATGGGTATCGAAAAAATCGGTACACTTGCTGGACGTTACCAAGTATTCCGTGATCCATATTTACCAGCTGGTAAGATTTTGATCGGTCACAAAGGTAAATCATTATTGGATGCTGGTTATATCTACGCACCTTACGTGCCGTTACAATTAACTCCAACAATGTACAATCCATTTAACATGACACCTATCAAAGGTATCATGACGAGATACGCAAAGAAAATGGTTAACAACCGTTACTTTGGTTTGATCAACGTAAGTGGTTTACAAACGTTCGATATGAATACTTTAAGATAATAGTAAATTATCAATAATAAAAAGCCTCCGATTTTCGGGGGCTTTTTTTATTTAATTAATTTTTGTTATATTTGTAAAATATGTCTGAAGTAGATTACAGTAAGTTAAGATTAGATGTCCTTGAGAAAATGATATATTCAAGAAGTATTGAATGTAAAATGAAGAAGGACGAAATGATACGGATGTTGAAATTATATGATGAGGGGAAGTATGTTGAGCCTCTTAGGGAAACATTACATATAAAGGAAGATTCTGGGTTTGTGATTGGTATTGATATGCGTAATAGAGATCATATTATGCAAATGAGTAAACTTATTGAAAAGAAAGAAGGTAAAAGTTTACATAGATTTTCCGATAACCGTATATGGTATTGGGCACCCCAAAAATTGATATAACTTTTTAATGTTAGATTATTTTAAAATAAATAGATCTATTTTTTCCCTGTGTAAGTACTTGATTTTTTAGGTTCTTCAAAATAAGCTCTAAATAAATCAATAAATTCTTCGTATACACCTTTCTTGTTTTCTTTTGTAATTAATAAAACCGCAATATTTGTATTGAATCCTGTAAATTTATCTATATCATCAGTAACTGAATTTGATTGTATTTGATGTTGTGTAAATAATTCAATACTTTCATCAGTTATTTCAATATCATCAGAAAATTCGGCATATTGATATTGACCATCTTCATCCGAATCAACTTCGTATGTATAATATCCTTGATGATAGTCTGTATCAATATCTTCAGTATAGGTTATATACAAACCATTGGTTTCTTTATTTCTTAGTAATGCAAAATCATCGGCACTAACCAATAAATCCATATAGATTTTTTGCTTGTCAAAAGAAGAATCTCTAAACCCGTACTCACCACTATCATAATCTGGTGCGTCGTCCCACCCTTCAATAATATCTAATAATTTCATTAATTACCAAGTTTTACAAGCCCAATATCTTGGTTTCCAACGTGGGCCTGGATTTGCACAATTATGTCTAGCTCTAAACGATTTACGTCTCTTAGGATTATTTTTCTTAATAACCATTCTTTTCCCCTTCGCAGATTTACCTCCGAAACCGAAATTTACTTTAACTACTTTACCCTTTTCATTCTTGACGTACACTTTAAACTTTTTAATATCACCTTGCATGATTTTTCCAAGTTGAACCTTACGTCCTTGATATTCAGCTTCTTGTAGTATATCACAATATTCAAATTCCGTATTTTCAACAGATCCAAATTCATCTTCATATATCAACACAGTAGTATCTTCATTAAATTCAAACAATCTTTTAAATTGTTCTTCAGTAATTGATATAATAGTTTTTTTCTGATTTAAATTAATATGATGTTCATCAAATTTTACCATAGTGGGTTTATTACCTTTACCAATTTTTGGGTCCTTTTTTTCAGCACGTCTTTTTTGTGCTGTCATATTTTTCTTTTCTTTCTTATCATATGATGACGCAATCTTAGGTGTGTCTTTAGAGACTTTTTTAGTTGGTCTACATTTTGGATATGACTTTCTACCTT